TGCGTGATCTTGAAGTTCGAGAGGCCGTACAGATTGCGAGACAGGTGGACCCGGGGTCCTTTGTCCCATTGGATCTTGCGTGTCGACCCCCGCCCCCTACCCACCGTGACACCCACCATCCCAGGCGATGTGACACACAGTGATAGGTGACTGAGCGTCAGTCGTTCGCACCTCGGTTGCAGGTCGCATGACACATGCGATCACCACGTGATGTGGGATCCGTGCGCAGTGGTGTGCTGTGGTCCAGGTCCAGCGCCTGACCACGCAGCATCAGCTCACCGCAGCGTGGGCACGCTGTGCCATAGGCAGTGGGCAGCAGGTCCTCACGTGTGGCGTCATGCCCGCTGTCGTACCCGCGCTGGTGCCGGCTGCCTCGGGCCGCGTCCCTGCGCTGGTGCCATGCGCTGGCACAGGTGGGACAGCGGGAGTCGGCACGGTCGGTGAGCCGGTGGCAGTCCGGCCCAAGGCAGGGGCGCAGTGGCATGCCCGCCTCCGTTGAGGGCCCCGGATACGACGATGGCCCCGCTCGTAAGCAGGGCCTCTCGCTGGGCGTTGGGCACACTTCACCTGCCCGACGCTGGTGACAGTACTGTCCGTGATCAACCCCGTCAACTACCGTCAGGCCGCCCCTCCTCGCGGAAGCCTGACCTGTCCGCGTACGGGAGGGCGAGCAGCTTGAGTAGCTCATCGCCATTGAAGCTCCACGTGGTGCCGTCGCTCAGTTCGCTCTCAGCGAGCCAGTCCAGCATCTGCCGCTTGGCGTCCACCTCGGCCAGCACTCGGGCCGGATCCCAGCGGGCGATGTGCGCCGCGTCCTCGGCGCTGCAGCAGTAGTCCTCAAACGCCGACGTGACGCCCTGGACATCACCTTGCTCGCCGGAAGACGAGATCGTCGCTTCCCACGGCCAGTCGCTGGCTGCCCGCGCCACCCGCTCGTCCTCGTCCAGCTGTGCCCTGAGCCACGTCACCAGGTCATCCATGCCGGTCACCGCTCCCGCTCGGCGCGCCTGGCAGCGGCGACGACGATCTCCGCGGCGAGATCCTCGCCGACCTCATTGATGAGGTCGCGCACCTGGGCGACAAGCGCCTTGATCGGGTCCTCGTTTCGTACGTATTGGGTAGCGGTCAGCTCTGGGCCGTGGCAAGTGCCATAGCCGTACTTCCCGAGCACCTCGTGGAAGCTCATGCGGTCACCCTCTCCTGTTGCAGCCAGGGACGGTCCACGGCCGTGCGTCGTGGTGTGCGGGCCAGCCGTCCGGACACGTCGCCGAACCGGAACGTCGGCACGGTCTGGGGCTGGCCGTTCTTGTCGTCCTCGACGACGTGGCCGTGCGCCTCGATGAGTGTCCGCTCGGCCCACTTGTCGATCAGCTTGCGGATCTGCTGCTGGGTGCGGTCGGTGTCGAGGTACTGCCCGAGCCGCGCCGCCTCGGCCGCAGTGACCAGCTTCCCGTCGAGGGCCCTGCGCAGGATGTCCCGCGAGGTGGCCACGTCCCAGCGCAGCTTGCACGTCTGCTCCGGGCACTGGACGGTGCCGCGCCCGGGCGGCGCGTAGAGCACCTTGCCGCAGTCGCACATGCCGACCAGCTCCTTTTCGGCGGGCCGGTCGACGAGCCGGGCCAGCTGCTCGCAGGCGTCGTGCAACTCCTTGAACGCCTCGCCGGCGGCAGGGTGCACGCGTAACGCGCTGACGTGGCCGCTGAGCCACGAGAACTCCCGGGCCAGGGTCGAGGGCGGGGTCGTGACCCTGATCGCCGCACAGGACGAATGAGGGCACCGCACGCCCGTGCGCAGCGCCGGGCACAGCGGTCCGGCCGTCCGCCTCCACGCGGGGAAGGTCTCACCGGTGAGCAGGACGCTGACCCAGCCGTCGGCGGCGAGCTTGACCGCGTCGAACCTCGCCGAGCGGGTGAGGTCGACGGGCAGGGGTTCGCCTCCGCTGCCTCGTCCGCCGCCGCCGTATCGGGCTTGCCGGGCGATCACGGCCTCAGCGTCCGCCGCATGCCCTGCGGCGGTCTGGAGCGTCTCAGCGAGGCTCAGGGCGTCGGCCTGGCACACGTAGGCCTGGTCCGGCATCGGGCGGCCACAGCGCACACAGGTCGCGCTCACGCTCGCTCCTTTCGTGGCACGAGGGCCAGGTCGTAGCCGAGGGCGCCGGCCCATTCGCGGACGTTGCCGAGCCGTGGCTGGTGTACGCCGGCCTCCCACTGCCACACGGTCTGCGGGCTGAAGCGTCCGAGCTGCTCGCCGACCTGGAGCAGAGTGAGGCCGCGGCCTTCCCGTATCGCCCTGAGCCTGGCCACGATCGGGTCGGTGCTGGTCACGGCAGCTCTCCCGTCGCCTTGGCGAGGTTGTACGCCAGCACGGTGGCCTCGCGTTCCGCCGTCTTGCGGCGCTCGATCTCGCGCCTCAGGAGCTTGCGCAGCGAGTCCACGCGACCGTCGTAGTCGTTCAGGTCGGCCAGGTTGCCCGCGACGGAGGCCGCAAACTTCTGCTGGTCGCGCCAGAACGCCACATCGGCCCGGAGCAGCTCGCAGCGCTCACGTCCGGGCCCGGCCCTCAGCTCGTCGTAGCGGGTCAGGATCTCGGCGAGGCAGCCGACCACCGATCCGGTGCGGGCATGCTCACGTCCGGCTGCGCGGTCGAGGATCGCGATGAGCTCCTGCGGGACATCCTCGGGCTTCACAGGACCACCCCGTGCCGAGGGCAGGTGCGCCCGGAGCCGTCGCAGATGCAGCCGGGCCCGAGTGGTCCCGGGTGTGGTCCGCGCGCCTTGCGGCCTTGGTGGACCGTGCAGGCCGGGTCCGGTCCGACGATGGTGCAAGTGCACGAGTCGGCGGGCGGCTCGTGGTCCGGGCATGGCCGCGTGCGACCACAGTTCATGTCCGGTCCGAGACATGTGGTCTCGGCGGCTTCGTACCGGTCGTGGTTGCGCCATTCACCGTCGCAGTTGTGCAGGCCGACCCGCGTGCAGGCCGACGGCATGTAGGCGTTCAGCAGCGTGCAGATCCGCTCGGCCAGCTCCAGGTCGCCGTTGACGACCACGGCGACGAGCTGGGCGTCGGGCCGGTGTCCGCTGGCGTCGGGCGGCTGGGTGCCCTCGCGGACGATAGTGACGCCCCAGTGGCCGCCGGTGCGGTATGTGCTCATTCCTCGTCCGCCTTGTGCTCGGGCTGGCCGGGATGACGCTCCTCGCGGAGCATCCACTTTGTGACGGTCATCTGGTGCTCGGTCAGCACGCGGATCATCTCGACGTCGGTCAGCCCGTACTCCTCCTGGAGGCGGCAGAGATGATCGCGGATGCTGAGCGAGGCGTGCTGGACGGGCAGCGTGCGCGGATGCAGCTTCATGTCGTGGCCTTCCGGTTGCGGGCTTTCCAGACGCGGACGCACCAGCCGCACAGGTCTTCGCCGTCGGGGTCGACCTTGCCGACGACCTGCTGCCACCAGCCGTGGCGTTCGAGGGTGGGGCGGCTGCGGGCGCGGTGCGGGCAGGTTTCGATGAGGTGGTCGCCGGTGAGCCCCATCCAGGCGGGCGCGGTGACGGCCGGGCGAGGCGTGGCAGTGACCTGATTCGCGGCCCGGTCAACGTCAGCGTTGGTGCGGCCGTTCGGGCATGCGGCGAGGCGAGTGCGCTCGTGACGCCATCGCGCGCCATCCCAGTAGGCCCACATGCCGCAGTGCTGGCACAGGCCGCGTTGCTCGGCGCTCATGTCGGCCATCCGGTGCCGGTGGGGCGGGCGCCGGGGTGGCGCTTCGGGATGAGCGCAAGGTCGGCTTGGCGGGCGTGCGGCTGCAAGCGCTTGGGCGGCGGCAGCAACGGGGCGTAGCGCTCCCGGGTGAGTTCTCTCATCAACTCGTCGTGGGGGTCCAGTTCAGTTCGCGTCACGGCTACCCCTCATATCCTCGGCGGTCAGGTACTCCATCCAGGGCCACCCGGTGCTGTCACCCCAGGTCAGCTGTTTCGGCCATTCGCGCTCGTCGCGCGGGCCGCGCCACGTCCGGAGGCGGACGTGTTTCGGGTCCTTCTCGACCGGCGAGATGCCGTAGCCGAACTCGGGCCAGCGCAGCAGCAGGCTTGAGCCGGCGGGCCGGAGGTCCCTTTCGTGGATCTGATTGCCGTGCCCGGAATGCGCCTCGATGACCAGGGCGCAGCCGACCGAGTTGCGCGCCCGGTCGAGCACGGAGACGGCCCGTCGCGCGGGAAGCTCGTCGTTCATGTTGGCGTCGTGGAGCCGGTAGAACGGGCCGATGAACAGCACGTCCGGCTGGTGTGCGGTGACGCGTTCAAGCAGCCAGTCGGCGTCGGTCTTCGTGGTCAGGTCGAGTCCGTTGGGCTTGTGGATGAGTCGCATCCCGCCGTCCGGAACCCGGTGCTGTGCCCGCACCGAGGCTGCGGCGAGCGACCGGAACTTGCGCCGGGACTGGCGCTCGGAGTTCTCGCAGTCGATGTAGAGCACCCGCTTGGGCTCGAATGTGAGAGCCCACCGGAACGGGTTGATGCCGGCGGCCATGGTGACGGCGAGCTGCCGGGTGAGCATGCTCTTGCCGAGCCCTTCGTGGCCGGTGAGTATGAGTCGGTCGCCGCGTTCGAGCAGGTGCGGGACGATCCAGTCGAACTCCTCGTCAGCCGCGGCGAGGAACTGCCAGAGGTCGGGATCCAGCTCCGGAGCCGCGTCCGGCTCGCTCTTCCAGGTGGTATCCAGCTCGGCCAGGTCGTGACCCTTGGCCAGGTGGTCGGTGACGTCCTTGCACCCTTCGGCGGCCTCGACGATCTCGATGTCGTGAGCTATGCCGGTCAGGGCTTCGCGGACCTGTCGGGCGTGAGCGCGGCCGGGCTCGTCCTTGTCCGCGACGATCATCACGCTCGCGTCGCGCAGGAAGTCGCTGTACTCCGGTCGCCACTTGCCGGCTCCGCCCGGGTTGCAGGTGGCGACCAGGCGATGTGCCTCCAGGGTGTGGACGTCCTTCTCGCCCTCGCAGATGAAGACCGGTTGGCCGCCGTTGACCGCTTCGATGACCTGTGGCAGCCGGTAGAGCACGCGCCGGGTGTCGTCGAGCCGCCACCGGTAGCCGCTCTTCGTGGTGACGTCGGGGACGCGCTGGCGGAAGTCCTTGTTGGCCGTGCGGCATACCTGGAAGAGCAGTTGCCCCTGTTCGTCGCGGTAGTCGTAGATCGCAATGGCCGGTCCGGCTGGCGTCCAGGCTTCGCGGTCGTCCGTGCGTTCCTGCGGGTCGCTGAGGTCGGCCCAGGTGAGGTCGAGACGAGCGAGGATGTCGTCGGCGTGGCAACCGGCATGACAGTGGAGCACGACGGGCTTGTCGCGACCGGGTCCGATGGCCAGGCTGGCCTTGCCGTCGTCGTGGGCGGGGCAGCGGGCCATGAAGCCGGCCCCGGACTTCTTGACGGATTCGAGCCGGGGTAGCACCAGTTCGCGCATGGCGTCGGTCATTCGTCCCAGAGCTCCCAGGGCATGACCGGGCCGGGTGCGGCCGGCGGGGGCGGGTCTGCGGTGTCGGTCCAGCGTTCGCCGTTGAGCCAGGTGGCCGGGTAGGCGGTGAACTGCGGGTCTTCGTTGCCGCGGAGCACGGTGAAGCGGCTCGCAGCCTCGATGATCGTCTCGGGGTCGGTGGTCTTGACGGCCTTGGCCCACGCCTTGCGTGCCTGGCCCTTGCCGATGCGGCGGGGGTACGCGTCCCAGAACCGGGCGAACTGCTTGTCGTCGTCGCTGCCGGGCGTCACCCGTGGTCGCTCCGTCGACGGCGTAGCCGTTGATGAAGAGTTCTTGTTCTTGCTCTTAGGTACGGGTCGGGTCGGGGGTTCAACCAGACGTGAAGCACCACCCGAAGCACCTGCTTGGCGTGTGCTTGCTGTTGTGCTTCGAGCCTTTCCGCTGGCCAGGCCACCGATGCGGCCCGCCTCGGCCTTCTTCTCACGCATCAACCGCACACCCTCAGCGGTCGGCTGGTACACGATCCAGTCGTGGAACTGGTAGCCGCCCTTGCTCCGTAACCACAGACCGCGGTTGAGCAACTCCCGCACCGCCTGGTCCACGTCGTTGCAGAAGCGCGCGGGCATCCCGGCCGGCACGAACCCGTCAGTGAGGTTCCGTGCGGACCAGGTGCCGGCTCGCGTCCACAGCGCTATGGCGCAGTCGGGGGCGTCGAACACCTTGGGGTGGTCGTAGAACGAGTCGTCAATCTTGAACCACGTCATCAGCCGCGCTCCCCGTGTTCGAAGCGCGCGCTGCGTGCAGCAGCATAGGCGTTGAGGATCTTCGGGTGATTGCCGGTCCGGTAGTGGTCTCCGATCACTCGGAAGCAGCCGCAGTTGATGCGGCCGCCGCGTGCCTGGAATTGAATGTCGAAATGGTCGCCAGTGGGACAGGCGCACCACGCCGCGTGCCATTCTCCGAGCATAAGAACGGACTGCTCGTACCATTCGTACGGCCGAGGCGGTCCAAATTCGTCAACCATGTCCGGATTGGGGATCGCCCCGCACATCATCGCGGTCCGGCCGTGGTCGTGCCCGAACGCGAGTTCGCCGGCGAAGCGCTCCCAGCGCTTGACCCCGTCCGGGTCGACCTGGTCGGGATGTGCGGGCTTGACCTCTAGGTGCAGGGCCAGGCCGGGGACATGGAAATCGGGAAGGTACCGGCTGGCTGTGGCCGGTTTCTCGACGTGTCCCGGCGGCCGAGCGACTGGCGGCCAGGCGTCGTGGGCACCACTCGGAAGGCGAGTGATCTCGCCGGCCCAGGCGACCCGGAAACCCTGGTCCTCGTACAGCCAGTTGAGTCCGAGGGCGTCGAAGAAGACGGCCCAGCGTGCCTCGATGCGGGATCGGAACCGGCACCCGCCGTAGCGGGTTTCCAACGGAGCGATACCGTTGTTAGGCTGCTTCATGGCAGCAGGGGCTCCTTCCCTGAGGTGGAAGTGGCTGCCGGGGCGTAATTAATCGTGGTGTTGAAGCACCGCGTTCGCCCTAGCCCCGCCATTCTCCCAGCCTTTCTCGCATGATCCAAACGATTGCCTGGACTAATTCAGGGACAACCTGTGGAAAACTCCCCCCTCCTGTGGATAGCGCTTGTGGATAAGTCTTGGCCGGCGCATCCGACGGGCCCATCGCGCCGTACTCGTGGCCGCAGCCGGAGCAGACGGCCGTGTAGCCGGTGCGGGTCCGGCCGAGCGGATACGGCGGACCGGGCCGCAGCGGCTGGCCGCATTCCTTGCCGCCGTCGACCGCGACCGTGCAGGTGCCGACGAACTGGCGGGCGGCGATCGCTTCACGCCAGGCCGCGTCGATGACGTGCCCGCCGTCGAGCAGCGACGGCCAGATCACGTGCAGCGGCTGGCGGCTCACGTCGTGCCGTCCGCGTGGTGCTGGCCCATCTGGACGGCGAGCTCATGATGCGACCAGGCCGCCCCGGGCGACGTTCTGCCGCACGAGCAGGTCCAGCCGCGCCAGACGTGCCCGAGCACCGTCTCGTCGTAGACGGTGACGACGTGGCCCACGGCAAGGGCGTCGAACAGGGCCGGCTGGGTCACGGCGCACCGTCCGGCGTCGTGAAGGTGTCGATGCGCAGCCACCCACCATCCGACGCCGTGCCCCGCGGCAGTACGCACAGCTCGATGCAGACGGCCTCGCGGGTATCGACGCTCAGGCTCATCCACCATCGACGCCACATTCGGCGGCACGCCGGGAGTAGTCGCCCTTCCCTCACGGCGCACCGTCCAGCGGCAGCTGGTCGGCGAGTGGCCGGTTGTACGCCACAGCGCAGGCCGCGCAGGTGCGTGCGGTCCACCAGGTCTCATTTCCCAGTTCGCTGTTCGGTGGCAGCGTCGAGTAGATATAGCGGTCACCGGGCTCTATGGTCCTGACGCATGCGTACGAGTTGGTCTCGCAGTGATGCCGCTTGCGGGCGGTCCGGATCTGGGGGAACCCATCGCTACGCACGGTCGGCTCCTTGCCCTTCCATTGGCATCGGCAGTGGGTCGGCGACGTGGCTGGCGTTGCGCCGCACCTTGGCGAAGCACAGCCGGCAGATCCAGCGCCGCACGCCGTCGGCCTCGTACGGCAGCAGCGGCCCGCGCACCGTGTTGCCGGTGGCCTCGCAGACGCGCATCGCGGCGGTGGTTTCGTCGGCGGCGAGGTCGGCTTCGGTGATCAGGGCGGGGTAGGCGTCGCTGTTGATGGCGTCGACGGCGTGCAGGGCGACGGTGTAGGCGTGCTCACGGTCGAGCGGGTCGCCGCCGGGGTGGGCGTCGCTGATGTGGCGGCGGGCGGCGGTGAGCGCTTCGCCGAGGGAGGTGAGGTCGAGGTCGTCGGGGCTGATCCAGTCGCAGGCAGGGCAGCCGACGTACACCCAGCCGCGCGCCCTGGCGTGCAGGCGGAAGTGCTCGACGAGGACGACGTCAGCCAGGGCGTGGGTCACCAGTCCCACCGCCGCACCGTGATGCCCGCGCGTTCGGCGAGCTTCACGCAGCCGGTCGCCCCCGGGGAGCCATCGCGAACGAAGGCGAGCACCAAGTCGGGCCGGGTCGCGATCATGTCCGCGTTGCGGCGATGTCCGGCCCGGCGGCCGTCGTGCTGCCAATCGGCGGGGTATCGCTCAACCTGGACGCCCCGGCGTCGGGCCCATTCGTCCGCGATGGCATCGGCGCCGCGTGGGCATGCGCCGTGGACCACCGTTAGGTCTGCGCCGAGCGAGGCTTGGTACTGGTCGAGAGCCTCGTCGATGGTTCGCGTGTCGCTCCACGTGCGTGACCCGGTGATGAGAATGCGAAATGCACTAGGCATGGGCGGTGCCGTTGCACTCGGCGCAGTCGACCTGGCGGGTGGTCAGGATGGCGCCCTCGTCGGCGTACAGGTACCGGTGGCAGCCGGTCTTGTACTGCCGCCCGACGTCGGCCTTGAGGGACGCGCAGACCAGCTTGTGCACGGCGGGGGTCCGCTTCTTGCTCTGAAGGCGGACACCGGTCGCGGTCCGGTCGAGGAGGTCGCTCACGTCTGCAGCCCTTCGCCCGGGTCGTGCAGATCCTTGTAGGTAGTGGTGATGACGACCGGCACGAGTGCGCCGTGCGAGTGGTCCTGGGACACGGCGAACTGTGCGCCGCAGAGCATGCAGAGCCAGCGCTGCAGCACGGAGATGGGCGGCACCGGCGCGAGCGGTGTGACGGTGACGACGCGCACGGCGTCCTCGGTTCGTTCCAGGGTGTCGCGGGCGGTGCGTACGGCGTCCAGCTCGGTGCGCGCACTGGCCAGCTCGGCGCGGAGGAGGTCGTTCGTGTCCGCTATCTTCTGCGCGTCCTGCAGTGGGGCGTACTGCTCGCAGGGGTGGCATTCACCGCACGGCTTCGCGAGCTTGGCCAGTGCCTCGGCGCACTCACTCTCGGCGGCGTCGACCCGGTCGAGGGCTTCGGCGAGCGCCTGCTTGGCCTCGTCGCGTTCGGCCTTGACCGCGTCGAGGTGAGGCGTCGGCCGTTCAGGTCGGACTTGGATCGGAAGTTCTTCCAGTGCGGCGATGAGGTCGGGCGCGCCTACGTCAGTACCGAACTCGGCCTCGGCGAAGAGGTGGGTAATGCGGTTCAACTTGGCCAGCGCCTCGTCGCGTTCCTGCTCGACGCGGCGCAGCCTGGCCGACGTGGACTCGGCGTCGGGGCCGAGGTGCCAATCGCTGTCGCAAAGCGCCGGTCCAGCGCCGAGCGCCAAGCGCACCTTGCGGTACTTGCTGCCGCAGATGTAGCACGCCGCGCTTCTGAGCCCGCTCACGACGCACGTCCTGGGATGACCGGCACCGGCGGGTCGAGCGGCCGCATGCCCGGTGCCAGCGCGTGCCGCACCTCCAGCAGCGCGTTCGTCAGGCGCGGTCCGGAGCGCTCACCGTTCAGCGCCTCACCGTTCAGCGCCTCGTCGATGAGCGTGACGGCCAGTGCGATCCGGGCCCGGTCGACGGTCACGTCCAGCTCGGCGGGCGCGAGCGTGTTGTCCAAGGTGACCCGATCGGGCTTACGAAGGATGCCCATCAGTCCACCGCCTCAAGCGACGTGACCTTGACCGGCCAGAGCGACACCCACCAGTGCATCGGCAGCACGCCCGGGGTGGACTCCAGGTCGCCGATGTTGCGCAACATCCGGTCGCCGCCGACTTTGCGCAACGCCCGGACGAAGGTCGGCCAGTGCTCGACGGTCTCGCCCGCCTCGACGACGGCCCGGAACTCGGTCCGGCGGCACCGCAGGATCTGACTCGTCAGGCCGAGCGCTTCGATGTTGGGCGCGTCGAGGTCAGTCAGCCAGACGAGTTTCATCCCCGCCAGCAGCGGATGCCCATGCGGTTCGAGCTCGCCGGCCTCGCGGATTTCCTTGACGCTGTGGGCACACGTGTAGTGGTACAACTCGGCCATCACGCCACCGCCGTACTGCGCGGCTTGCGGCCGCTGTGCGGGGCCGGGGCCACGACGGCTACCTCGCCGTCGGCGTTGAACCCCGACAGCGTCAGGCAGGGCTGGCCGATCTCGGCGAAGCACTGCGGACACTTGCGGAAGGTGGACCAGTCGACGACGGTCATACCGGCGGCTCCTCGGCCCGCGCCGTGCGCTCCTTGCGCTCGATCAGCGCCGCGATGACCCGGTCGGCGTCGGCCCGCGTCAGGTCCGAGCTGGACTCCAGCTCCGGCAGGCCGAGGATCTTCGCGGTGATGGCCAGCCGGTGCTCGCGGTTCTCGTCACCGTCGAAGCCGAGGTCGCGCCACAGCGCGAACATGTGCCGCAGCTGGTCCTGTCCGATCGGGCCGTCCGGATCCTCGCCGGGCAGTGCCGGCGCGGCACCCGGGCGCGGCCGACGCTGTGCCGTCCGCCCAGCAGGTGCCGCTGCCTGTTCCTTGGGTTGCTGGCGCTGCGCAGTGCGCCGGCCCGACGCCGCATCGCCATCGTCGTCCTCGTCCTCGGCGGCGATGCCCGTAACCGCGAGCAGTGCGTACCGGCGGGCGTATGTGATCGCTGAGCCGTTCTGCTGCGGCGTGGAGCCGAGCAGCGGGAACAGCCCGGCTTCGTATTCGCCGGACGCCACGTGCAGCAGCCTGTATTTCAACACGAACCGCATCGGGTGATCGCCATCCGGGACCAGGTCGGGCGTGCATTTCCACACCAGACCCAGCTGATTGAGGCGGGTGAGGACCTGCCTGTTGACCTGGACAAGGTCGGCGTACTTCGTCTTCTGATTCCCGACCTGCCCGTCCCTGCTCTTGGTCAGCACTGGCGGGTCTGACTGGAGCGCGAGTAGCGCCTCGTCGAGCGACTTCGGTTCTTCGGTCTCGGCCATCAGTCCTCCATCGCCAACTCGCTGGCCAACTGGGTCAGCGCGTAGGTCGAGGCGGTCGGCGGGGTGATCGGCTCGCCGACGAGGTCCCGCAGGGTGGTCTGGATCCGGGCGACCTCCTTGACGTACAGGAAGTCCCGGTACTGCTCCTCGCCGCACAGCAGCGGCACGAACGAGTAGCCGGTCGCCGTGATGTGGATGCCGGCGCAGAAGTCCACCTCGGGCATGTCGATGACCGTGCCGTCGTCGGTGATCAGGAACTCCGAGAACCGGTACGGCGACAGCTGCATCGCGACGTCACCGAAGATCCCGGACTTGCTGGTCTTCCAGTCGAGCAGGCCTCGCGAGAACCCGCCGGCGTCGCGCGGGATGTGGTCGTACTCCGGCATCTCCGGCAGGAGCACGTCGGCGATGAGGTCGCAGGTGCCGACGTGCCGACGGGTCTCGGAGTAGACGACCGCCTCGACGTGCACCGCGCGGACCTCGAACTCGTCGAGGAACTTCACGCACGAGTCGACGTAGCCGACCAGCGCGTCGGGCACGGTCACCTTGTCGCCGCCGATCAGCCGCTCGGCCATCTTGTGGACAGCCGTGCCCTTGTTCGATGCGGCATCGCGCTTCTCGTACCGGCCGCCCTTCATCTTCTTGAGCCGCTCCGACAGCGGCAGCTCGGAGAGCGCATCCCAGTTGTCGACGGCATACTCGGCGGTCGCTTCGCCTGCCCAGTTCAGCAGTGCCGGCTTCGGCATGCCGTCACCGACGATCGACGTCACGCCGGGCACGCGCTCGCCGTTGGCGTCGAGGTCGACGTACCAGTGGTTGCGGCCGTTGTCCTTGCGGGCAATCTTCATTGCTCAGTTCCTTCTGGGTTGTGGACCGCGTCGAGCAATTCGTCGGCCTCGGCGTTCATCCGGTCGTAGAGCAGCATCCCGATCGCCGTGAGCCGGTCCTCCTGAAGGAGCCCGGCCACCTCCTGCCGCTCGTCGGACAGGTTGTCGCGCAGCCCGTTCCACAGCGCGTTGACCCAGCTCTCCACGACGGTGGCCTCTTCGCCGAGGTCCATCGCGGCGAGCAGTGATGCCCCGTCGTGGACGGCCCGGTCGAGGACGGCGCGGACGCGGTCCTCGTGGTCGGTCTGGGCCTGCCACTCGTCGGGCCTGCGGTACTCGTTCATCGCAGCCCCACCACCCGGGCCGCGCGTTCGTAGTCGACCAGCTCGTGCATCCGGGCGCCCAGCTCGGTGGCGTAGTTGCCCTCGGCGCGCTGGGCGAGGTGGTCGAACTGCGCCGCTCCGGCCTCGGCCAGCTCGACGGCGAACCTGCGAAGGACCTTCAGCTCCAGCTCATCGGTGATCACGACTCGGCTCCTCGCTCGTAGACGGTCACGTAGTCGTGCAGGCCGTACCACTGCACGGGCCGGTGCTCGGCGACCGAGTGCCAGCCGTCGCGGATGGCGGACCACATGTCGTCATCGCCGCAGCAGCCGTACTCGCCCTCACCGATGAACACGAACCGCTCACCCTGGTAGGCGGCGAGGATGCAGGCCCCGGTCGGGTCGTCGTACGGCGGCCAGGACAGCAGCAGCGTCCGGCCCTCACCGTTCACGGTCACGGCGTCGACGGCGTCGGACTTCAGCACCGGGCTGAAGGGCTCGGACCGCGAGTGCCAGACGCGCTTCACCTCAGGGTTGCCGGTCGGCGGATTCAGGTCTGAGCTGACGACGTCGGCGCCGTGCTGGGCGAGCAGGAATCCCCAGTAGCCGGTACCGGCGATCGGGTCGATCACCCGACGTCCGATGTGCTCGGCGACGAAGGCGACGGTGTCAGGCGCGGTGATGGTCCACGCGTACTGGTCGCTCAGACCGTGGCGGCCGAGCGTCTCATGCCAGCGGACAGCACCGCCGATCTGGCGGGACGGACTCTCCCAGCTGTGGTACTTCTCGACGTTCACGAGGTCGTGGACCTCGTCCCAGTACGGGTTGGCGTAGGTCGTCTGGGTCGTCACGACTCGGCCCGCCTTGCCGCTGCTTCCTTGCGGATGTGGGTGCGGTGTCGCGCGGTGTAGAACACGCCGATCTCGGTCGCGTGCCTGCGGCTGCGCCAGCGGGCACAGACCTCGGCGAGCCGCTCCCAGCGGTGCACGCACAGCACGTGTTCGTTGCGCTGGTACTGGCGGACCACCAGCCACGGCAGCGGCTTGCGCCACCACCACTGGCGCTTCGGTGCGGCGCTGTCGGCGATCAGCCGTTCCAGGTGCGCCCGGTCGGCGGTCATCCACGCGACGGTGGTCTCGGACTGCTCGGGGCTCATCGCAGAACCACCACCAGAGTCATCCGGTCGATGTCGTAGCCGAGGAGCGCGCCTTTATCCAGGCCGGTCAACGTCTCGTAGGCCTGGAGCGCCCGGTTGATGGCGTCCGTGCGGGAGATGCCCTCACGCTCGGCGGCGGTCTCGATGGCCTTCCAGGCGACCGGGAGCAGGTTGACCGAGACCTTTACCAGTCCGGCGGGGATCTCCGATTCGGGCGTTGGCTCGGCGTTCGGGGTGGTCATCGCTCACTCACCCAGACGCCGTTTTCGCAGTGCTCGACGATGCCGCCCGGCTTGTAGCGCGAGACGTCTCTGGTCCCGCAGGACTCCGGGCCGCAGGCGGTGAGCAGCGCCAGCACGACGGCGGTCACCAGCAGCGCGGTCAGCGGGTGGCGGTCGGCCATCACTTCGCCGCCTTGATCCAGCGGCAGCCGCCGGTGAACTCGACGCCCGCGTCCGTCTTCTTCACGACGATGCGGCCCTTCGCGCCGACGCCCAGGTTGCCGTTGGCGATGACCGAGTTCAGCTCGCCGTCGAAGGCCTTCAGCCGCGCCCAGTAGCAGTTGAACGCGTCGGCCGGGACGGTCGTCGTGTACGTGCCCGCCTGAATGTCGGTGCCGACCTTCAGCTGCCCGTCGCCGAGACCGGCTGGCGGCTTGCCCTTCGGCGCGGCGGCTGCGGTGGCGGCCGGGCTGTCGTTCAGCGGCGGTGCGTCCGGGGTGGCGGCACCAGCGCAGCCGACGGTGAAGGCGGCGGCGAGCAGGGTGCCGAGGCTGATGTACAGGAAGGTGTGCTTGCGGGCGGCGCGGTGCTTGCCCTTGTAGCGACGGCGGCTGTTCTTGGACTTGTAAACGGTGCTCATGTCTCTATGTCCTTACGTACGAGTGCTTGCGGGTTAGGTGGCCCGGGACGCGCATCTCCACGCGCCCCGGGCCGGTCCGGATCGGGCCCGTACTCGGCGGGTCCGAGCCGGGGTTCAGGAGCCGGCGGCCGGGGAGCTGGCCGCCGCGTCGGGTCTGGCACGGAGGCGGATCGTGCGCTCGTAGCCGGGCGCGGCCGACAGGACCAGGTCGTGGGTGAAGCAGACCGGCACGTGGGCGAACACCTTCACTTCGTCCCGGGTCGCGCTGACGATGGTCAGCTCGGTGGCCCGGTGCTCGCACGGCTCAAGGCCCTGCGGCACGACGTCGTTGAGCTTGGCCGCGAGGTGCCAGAACTCGGTGATGCGGCACTGGCCCATCACTCGCCGCCGTTCGGTCGCGGGATGCCCTCGATGAACCGCCGAGCGCCCCGGGCGCCGCCGAGCATGACCTCACCGAGGAACAGGCCCTGCAGTGCCGGGTTGAGAATCCCGGCCGTTCCCGCGTGCGTGCCGAGGTCGGACACCAGCGACGACATCGCTGCCCCGCCGTCGTTCAGGTCGACGTACTCCATCGCGCGAGTCACGGCCCAGTCGAAGTGCTCAGCGGCGTCCATCACTGACCGCCGTTCGGGCAGCCGGGCAGGTGCACGCCCTCGCCGCCGAACTTGGGCCAGGACTGGACGCACTCCGGCGAGCACTCGCCGCCGCCGTCCGTGGGCACATCCCGCTCGGCGAGGCGCGCGCGGTTCGCGTCGGCGCTCGCCTGGCTGATGTGCCCGCTGTCCTCGCGCGGACCTAACGGGAACAGCGGGTGGTCGAGGACGAGAGCGCACGGTCCGCTTGGTGTCATCCACCCGCAGCGACCGGGGTCCGGCACCGTCGCGCGGCCGGTGAACTCGGGGTGGCCGTCGACGGTGGCGGGAACCGGCGTGGCCGCGTCGCCGTGATCGATGCGGTCGTGGCCGTACTCGACGGTGTTGCCCAGGCTCGCGGACACCGGGCGGTACAGGAAGCCGAACAGCGCCTGCTCCAGCGCGACGACGTCGAGACCCGACGCCAGCTCGGGGTAGCCGTGCTTGGTGAGCACGGCTGCCACATCCAGCGCCAGCCCGAAGCTGAAGCGCGGATCGTCGGCGGGCGCATCGAGCGGGTAGGTCCGCGGCTTGGGCGTTGGTAGCGTTGGCTTCATCTCGGTCGGCCCTTCGTCGTTGTGTGGGTTGAGCGGGATGCGCGGGCCGTCCGGGCTTGGACGGCCCGCTTCTACGTCAGGTGCTCTTCGGCGGTGTGCCGAGCGGACGCCGCGGCCCCTTCGGCGGTCGGGCTGGCTTCGCGGGCTTGATCGGCTTCGCCCCCCCCGGTCGGGCGAAGGCGAGCGGCGGCGGGGCCATCGGCCCCGGCCAGCCCTCGGTGCTCATGACGGCGGTACCGCCTTCCGTATCGCGCGTCTCGCGAGGAGCAGCAGCACGACGCCTGCGAACCACCACGTCCCAGCAGCAGCCGGATCCGAAGCGGGCAACAGGGCCGCGATGATCAGGCAGACCGCAGCGACCGACAAGGGCGCGATGATGTCGCCGCACCGCGCGATCGCCCAGCTCCACGCGTCGCGGTTCTCCGGGCTCATCGCGGACGCCTGAACCGGCGCTGCCTGGCGTACGCGTCCGAGATCGTCTGCCTGATGTCGAAGGCCTTCGCCTGCGGCAGGGTGAAGCCGACCCCCGCCTCACGCCTAGGCCCATCCGGGCCTGCGCTGCGCGCGACGGGGCGGGGGTCGGAGCTTTCGCCTGCGTCGGGGCCGGGGGCGGCCGCTTCGCTTCCGCCGGTGCCACCTGCTGTGGGGTGGCCGGCTGCATCGGCGAGGCCCGGCGACAGGCCTCCACTCGCTCCGGAAGAGGTCGGGGCGAGGTGGCTTGAGCCTGCGGGCGGTCGACCAAGAGCCGCGTCGCTTCCGTCGGTACGCGCTACCAGTCGCGCATCGTCGAGGCCCGGCGTCAGGCCCTCACCCGGTCGGCGAACCGGGTGGTTGAACGGCCCGCCAGGCAGAGACGCACTAGTCGTGTCCCAGCGGGCCGAACTCATGGTGGGGATCGCGGCGAGCTCACGCAGCGCCGAGCGGATGTCGGCGACCGCGCCGCTCAGGCTGATGTCTACGGCCTCGGGACCCCACGGGTCGTCCAGGTCGGACGGGCCGGTGGCCTGATCCCAGTCGCGGCCGAGCATGAAGATCGCCGCGTTCAGGACCTTGGTCGCGTCACCGACGATCTGGGCGAGCGTCGGCAGGCGGGCGGGGCCGGGCTGCGTCTCTTCGAGCGCGTCGCGCTTCCCGGCCTCGTAGCCGGAGTAGAAGTACTGCGCCTTGTGTTCGTCGCAGATCGTCTCCTGCGACTTGGCGACGGTCGGGTGCCGGAGCTGACACGCTGCCGCGTCATCGCCGTGCTCGCACAGGGGCACGCTGTTGACGGGATCCATGCCGCAGTCCTTCGGCGGCGGCGGGGGCGGAAGGGAGCCCGTGCCCGGGCGGTTCGGCGGGTGGGTCGGGCCGGAGCCGGCGGTCGGGGTCGTCATGCCGCGCTCCCGACCGTCTCGGTGCCAGCCGGCAGGAAGTTGGTGATCGGCACGCCGAGAACCGCGGCGACGAGCGTGAGCTCGGAGATGCGCCACTCGACGTCGCCACGGACCCGCTCGGAGATCTGAGCCTGCGACAGGCCGAGCAGCTCAACGAGCTCGCGTTGTGGTTTCATCTGCCTGGAAAGCTCCGCCCTAACTTGAGCGGCGATGCTGAGTGCTAGCTCGTTCGCCATGAGATTGACTCTCTCACTCTCAGGATGAGGCAGTCAATACGGCACACGGCTTTTTTGTCAGGGGCTTGCGTTATTGGCTCAGCCGATAGAGACTCAGCGTCATGACGACGACACCGGAGCGCACCGCGACGCTCACGAGCCTCGTTGCAGCAGAGATTCGGGCCACGATGGGACGCCTCGACGTGAGGCAGTCGGAGCTCGCACGCCGCATGGGGGAAACCGACCAGTGGATGTCGATGAGGCTGAAGGGCCGCACGCCGATCGACATCAACGAACTCAGCAGGATCGCCAAGGCCCTAGAGGTCGGCGTCCACGACCTGCTGCCGCCGCCGGACGCCGCCGCACGGGCCGCCGACCCGAAAGCTATGGCACGTTACATTCCCCTGCCCGTATGGACCACGGATCGCGGGCGGGCGCCGAACAACCGCCCGTCCGGGCCTAGCGGATCAGTCCGACCGGGTAACGGCCGCCGAACGGCCAGGGTCCCGCGCGGCCGCCGCCCGAGTGCGGACTGAAGCGGCCATGCCATCTATCGACGCCGCGCCCGAAGCTGACGTGGTGAGCAGTCCTCAAGGTCACGACCTGGACATGATCGCCGCCTACCTCGAACACCTGCGCCGGGCCGGGCGCACCGACGACACCATCCGCGACCGCCGCGAGGTCCTCCACCGTTTCAACCGCGCCATGAAACGCGGCATCGGCGGCGCCGACGACAAGGAGATCGGCGCCTGGCTGTACCGCGACGACTGGAAGCAGAACACGAAGGCCGCCTACTACATGGCGCTGAAGTCGTTCTACGGCTGGGCGACCAGGCCGCACGACCTGTGGCTGCAGGGCAACCCGATGGTCTACCTGGAGCCGGTCAAGACGGTGCGGGGCATTCCGCGGCCGGTCACCGACGACGAGCTGCGCCGTGTGCTCACCGAGTCGGCCGAGCCGATCAGGACCTGGGCGAAGCTCGCCGCCTACCAGGGCCTGCGCTGCATCGAGATCAGCCGGCTCGACCGCGAGCACATCACCGAGCGGACGCTGATCGTGGTCAAGGGCAAGGGCGGCAAGCCGCGCGCCCACGACACCGACCCGTATGTGTGGGCCGCGGTGAAGGACCTGCCGCCGGGACCGATCGCCCGGACGCCGAGCGGTGGGCGGGCGACGCCGTTCGAGGTCAGCGCGACGGCGGCGCTGCACTTCAGGCGGCAGCTGAAGATGCCGGGGGTGAGCCTGCACCGCCTGCGCCACTGGCTGGGCGTGACCACGCAGCGGATCTACAAGGACATCCGCGTGACGCAGGCGGTGCTAGGCCATGAATCGCTGTCGTCGACGCAGGTGTACACGGATGCGACCGGCGAACAGCAGCGGCAGGCGCGGGCTATGTTGCCGCGTCTGGCCGGTTGATACGGGTCGGCCGGTGATGGTCATTCCGGTCGTTGTGCGTGAACTCGGCGACGACCTCATACCGCGGGGTCCTGGCGGGCGGGAGGTCGGAACGCTGGTCGACGACGCAGATCTTGGCGGTTCCGTCGTCGAGCATCTGCTGGGCTTCGTCGAACTCCTTGACGACGACGCCGATGAACTCGTAGTCCCTCTCGTTGATGTGTTCGAGACACCGGGCGGTTGCCTCGATGTTCTCTGCGGCCGGCGCGTAGATGATGGCCGGCGGCCGGTCGGACTGCTCGTAGTAGCGACCGGGGTTGCGGAGCATGAGCGGTGGCTCTCCTTCCCGTCGGGAGTGCCGAGAGAGAGATCGAGTTAATACCTCTGTAACTTGCACGCGCATCAACCGGACACGCCCTTAAGCCGACCCAGAGTTTCAACCTGATGACCATGAGCCACATTCACCTCACCCGTTCAGACACATCGCTGACACAGTGTTGTGATCATGCAACCCAGCGTCCACACTGCGGGACGCGCGTCCGATCCAGATCACACCCCACTTCACACCCCACTTCACACAGGAAGGCACGACCATGACCACCTCAGACGACCGGACGCCCTACACGCCCGGACAGCCCAGCCCCTATGCCACCGGATACATCCCCGCACCGCAGCAGCAGACCCCCGCACCGAAGAAGAGCCGGCTGCCGCTGATCCTCGCCGCCATCGTCGGCCTGGCCGTCGTCATCGCCGTGACCGTCGGGATCACGGTGGCGGCACAGCACGGATCCAGCCCGGCCGCGAGCAAGACCTCCGGCCAGTCCGCATGGGACAAGGAGCAGCAGGCCGCCGCGGCCACGACCCCCGACCCGACACCGCCCGTCGTCGACAACACGCCCGCCGCATCCGACCTGAAGCTCACCCTGAAGACCACCGACAAGCAGTGCTTCGGATCGGCCGGCTGCAACCTCACGGTGAAGGTGAACCTCGGCTACAACGGTCCGGCCCTGAGCACCGACGACACGTGGCAGATCACCTACGAGATCGGCGGCGTCACCGACGGACCGCTCATCGGCTCGTTCGAGCTGACCGGCGACGAGTACACGGTGAACGAGGAGAACGTCGAGACCAAGAGCAGCAAGAGCAAGGTGACCGTCAAGGTCACCAGCGTGGAGAAGGTCGGGCTCTAGTCGCTCAAGAACGCTTGCACCTGCTCGGCGTTTCGCGCGCGTATGGCCCGGACGGCCTCGACCGCCGCGGTGAGTTTGGCCGGCGTGTCACCTTCGTGGTGTTTGCATTCGCACAGGTCACCGTTGTTGGTGTACCCGGCGCACCCCTTGTGGTTGGCGGATGCGATGCCGGGCGGGTTGCAGGCCCACGTCATGGTCATCGCTGCGGCTCCTCGTCGTGGGCGAGGTCGATGACCCGTCGCCGGGCGGCGGCCTGCTCGGCCTCCCGCGCTCTGGCCGCGTCGTCGAGCACCTGTCGCCGGGTTGGTCGCTGTGCCCACGGGAACCACTGCCGCATCGGGGGTGTCCTCTCCACCGGATTGGGCGGAGGCGGCAGGTTCTCTCTCGGCAACTCTCCTGGGGGAGGGTATGTCGGGTTCCCGCCGCCTCCGTACCGGCGGACGTTACCCCAGGCAATTGGTTGATCACTAGAGGTTGGGTAATTTGCTCTCGCAATGTTGAGTAGTCCATAGCGTCAGCCGGGTGGGTGAGAGGACGTGGCGGCGGCGGGACATCCGGGTGATGGGCGTGTCCGAGATTGCCCGCAGGCTGGGCAACACCCCGCAGTGGACCAGCCAGCTCGTCAACCGGCGCGAGTTCCCGGAGCCGCTGGCCCGGCTGGCGATGGGTCAGGTGTGGCTCGCCGACGACGTAGAGGACTGGATCCGGGCGAACCGGCCACACCTCGACGAGCCCGACGAGGCGTAGCATCTGGCCAGCGCCGGTGAGTGGTCCGGCGGGAGCGTCCGTACCGGGTGACAAGTCAAGGGTGCATTCCTACTGCGGGTAGCGCGAACCGAGCCGCCTCGCCGGAAAGAGCAGCGGCTCCGCCTGAACCCGGCGAGGCCTAATCTGGCTGCATCACCGGCTGCCGGGCCACGTTGGCTGCGGGACTCCGCGCATACACAGCAAGAAGCGCCGCCCCCGACCGAAGTCAGGGGCGGCGCGTTACTTGCAGCTCAGTTGCGGATCTAGCCGAGCAGTGCGGTCCGGATCACGGCGTGGACGCTGCCCGTGGGGAAGATCTGCGCAGCCGTGTGCGGGTACGCCGTCCGGTGCGAACCGTTGCACGTGAAGGTGTTGAACAGGAACCAGACGAACCGCGTGTCGTTGAAGAACGACGCGTCATCGCCGGTCGCCACTCCGAGGCAGGTGTTACGCGGGTTGCTGTCGAAGAAACCCTCCGACCAGACGGCAGGCTGGTTCAGCGTGTAGTCCCACGAGCGGTACAGGCACAGCAGATGGGTGGCGCCGTTCGGCTCGCAGTTCAGCGCGGCGGCCGCCGGTGCGGCGGTGAAGCCGACCAGGCCCGCGACGCCAAGCGCGACGGCGCACAGCAGCGAGACGCCGCGCCTCACTTGTCCGATCCCCAGCCCACGCTGGCCGTGGTCTTGGGCGACGCGGCCGGGGCGATCGTGATGCCGAGGAACGACAGCACGGCGAACACGATCAGCATGACGTCGTTGCCGTCGATGCCGCCGACGATCACTACGGTGACGACCTGGAGCCCGGCGAGCGCCGCGCCGATCGCGGTCTTGGTCCACTTCGCGGTCGGCACCAGAGGCACCAGCCAGACGAGGCCGTTCGTGCACACGGCGATCGCGATGGCCACGCCCTCGGACGGGTCGATGTGGTGGTCGCCGGTGAACAGCGGCACGCCGACGACGGCGACGGCGTACAGGAACGCAACGATCGACTTCCCGTATGTCTGCATAGCGGTGCTCCGATCAGGGGTTTAGGTTCGGGATGTGGACATGCAGCCGAGCGGCTCGAACCTCGACCAGCGGCGACGGCTCGCGCTGGCGAAGATCGCCGGGGCGGGCCAGCGCTGGGCGTTCGGCGACTGGAAGGGCCGGCCCTGCGCCGAAGCCGTCGCCGCCCTGCACGCCGTCACCCGCGACCCGGTGCTGTACGGGCTGGCACTCGGCGGTGCGATGGCCGACCTCGAGGAGTGGCCACAGAAGGGTCCGGCGCTGGTCGAGCTGTACCGGGCGTGCGGCGCCGACGAGGACGTAGCGGACCGCAACCTCGAGTGGCAGCGCGAGCGGTCGACGTACACGCTGCCGGAGTGGTGACTCAGTGCTGGCCGACCGGCTTCGGCGGCTCGGGGCCGAGCAGCGTGCGCAGCCGTTCGATGGTCATTCCGGGTCGCCACGCCTGGCGCCGAAAGCTCTGATGCTCGGCGATCCAGTGATCGGCCTCGCTCGTCACCACGGCCAGTTGCCGCCGCAGCTCGCGCACCTCGGCGCGCAGTTCACCCACTTCCCGGCGGGCGTCGACGGCGTCCCTGCGAAGTTCCTTCACCCACTCCAGGTTGGCGGCCTGCTCGCTGACATCGGTCGCCCGGCGCGACGCCCTGGCCGCGATGTACGCGCCCCAGAGCCCGGCCGCGCCACCGATTCCGGCTACGACGACGGAGACATCCATGCGGGCTCCTTCCCGTCGCTCTCTTCCGGCCACGCCGAGATGACCAGGACCAGGTAGGCCAGGCCCAGCCAGATCGCGGCGGAGACGTACCCGCGTTCCACGCCGCCGAACAGCCAGGCGCCGAGCGAGACCAGGCCCCAGAACACCTTGAGGCAGACCGCCGCGGCGTACCCGGCCCGGTCCGAGTGGCAGAAGGCCTGCCACAGGCAGACCACGCCGACGCCGCCCCAGCCGATCGCCCAGACCCACAGCGGGGCGATGCTGGCCAGCCACACGAAGAACGCGGTCCGGCGGGTCGCCTCGTCCGGGACCGCCAGGCTGAACGCGTAGACGACATCGAGCGCGCCGAAGAACAGCAGCACGCGACCGCGGCGGCCGAGGTGCGGCCGGACCACTTCTAGCCGTTGACGGGCGGGATGAGGCTGGCGCGCAGCTCCGCGATGTCGGCCGCCACCTGGGCGACGGCGGCGTCGGTCCCGGCCTGCGCGGCGAGCACGTCGGCGGCCTTGTCGAGCACCTCCGCCGTCTTGGTCAGCAGGCTCACCGAGTTGAAGTAGGCGCCGGTCTGCAGGGCGACGGCCACGGACGGGCCTGAGGTGCCGAGCGACTTCGCGAGCAGCTTGTTCACGGCGGCGTCACTGATGCCGTTCTGCAGCGCGACCGCGACCGTCGGGCCGGAAGCGCCGAGGTTGGCGGACAGCAGGCCGTCCACGATCTGATCGACAGTAGGCATGTTGACGTCGTCCAATCGGTAGTCGTAGCTGGCGTTGTTATCGGCGGCCTGGCTGTAGGCGCCGCTGAAGTGGATGTGCTCGGTGTGCGCCGACGCTCCGTTGTAGGCGGTCGGCGCGAACCCGTTGGAGACGTGGTACATCTTCCGGTTGTAGATCATGTAGCGCAGCACGCCGCCGACGCCCGCCAGGTGCCGGATGTGGTCGACGACCTCCTGCGCGGTCGCGCCCGACTCGCGGAAATCGGTGTCGCAGTCCCACGCCCGGACCTCGGCGGTGTTGTCGCTGTCGCCGTCCCAGCCGGGCGTCGACCCGGCCGTATCGTCCGGGTTGTGATCGGACGTCTCGGCCTGATGGGCCGCGTCACCGATGGTGCCGTCGCTGGCCTTGTCCCGGGCCGGGAACCGGGCGTTGACCTGCGAGCGGAGATTCTGCAGTCCGGCAGTCAGAACCCAAGCCATGTGTGACCTCCTTCAGGGGTTGATCGCAGTCACAGCGGGAACACGATGATCGTGCGGTCGGCTGCCGCCATCGCGGCGCCGGTGTGGATCGTGTACTTCGCGGTGAACGTGTTGGACCCGGCGGTCAGGGTGGGCATGGAAACGGCAAACGCCCGGTACTGAGCCGAGGCCGTCGAAGACGTGACCCTGGCGCTCTCGGCCAGAGACGCCGCGATCGTGGTAGCGCCCGACACGGCGAATCCCATGACGGCGGAGCCGTTGACGATGACGTTGTGCAGCAGGGCCCCGAACATCACGATGGCCTTCGTGCCGGTCGTGACGGTCACCGACGGGCCGACGGTCCCGCCGGTGATGTCGGCGAACACATCCGCCGTCGGGGTGAACGCCTCCACCGTGGCGATGGTGGCGACAGCCGGGGTGCGCGCCGCGATCGCGTTGACGCCCGTCGACACGAACGTCTGGTTCGCGGCGGTGGCCAACGCGGCGGGCGTCAACAGCATGTTGTCGCGGTCGGACGCGTTGTACTGCGCCGCCGTGAACGTTGCGTTCGACACGGCCGTCATCGGGGTACTCCACGTCATTCGAGACTCCCTGAGATGGTGCCGTCCGGCCGGACTTGCATGCCGAAGTCGGCCAGTGCGGCGAGCAGCTGCTCGCGCTTCTGCGCCGAGCGGGTCGCGAGGTGCCGCTCCACAGCCTTGGTCTCGTCGGCCAACTGCTGCACGGTCTGCCCGGTGGCGTAACCGAGCTCGGCCCATGGATGCCCCGCCGGTAGCCAGCTCTTGAACCGGGCCTCCGGGCGAGCGTCGACGGCCGCCACGATGGCCGCCTCCTGGTCCGGTGGCGGCATCTCGATCCGGAACGGATGACCGTTCGCGCACACCTGGTCGAGCACGCGTGTCGGCGACCCCTCCGGGTAGGCGGCGCGGGCGTCGGTGCATCCGTCGTACGGGCAATCCGCGACCCAGGTCCCGTAGTTGAGGTATGCGACAGAAGACCTCACGGGGCGACTCCAATCTAAGAGGCGAATAAGCCCTGGTTGAAGCCGTGCCCGGCGACGTCGAAGCGGAACACGGTGGCCGGGTTGCTGATGCCGTCGGCGTCGAACTGGCCGTCGTTGAAGCCCTTGCCCGCGACGTTGAAGGTGAACGGGTTCACGGCGCCGGTGAGGTAGACCGGTTCGACGGTGAGGCGCAGCAGGCTGGAGTTCTTGCCCAGCGACCGCACCACCCGCTCGACCTTCTCGATGTGGCAGTCACCGTTGAAACCGATCAGGTCATGCCGCACGGCGATCCGGTCGGACACCTGCCGGGCCACGAACTGGGTCATGTACGAGACGCCCGCCGCGTTGGTCAGCAGCCCGTCGATGTCGAAGGTCATCACCGGCCGGGCCACCCCGTACACGCTGACGATGCGCTGCGCGATCGCGTAGGCGTCGTACACGTTCACCCACGGCAGAGCACCCGGCCAGGTCAGCGTGCCCTTCGACGCCACCGACCCGGCGTCCACGACGCTGACCGTCTGGCTGTTGGCGACGGTGACCGGGTTGGCCTGGACCTGCATCCGGGTGAACAGGGCGTCCGTGCCGCCGCCGACGATGGTCAGGATCAGCGACTGGCCGGAGGTGCGGGAGATGGAGATCGACCCGATCGAGCCGTACGCCAGGACGTAGTCACCGGCGATCGGGTTGCCGCTGTCGTCGAAACCGGACACCGGCACCGGGGTCTGGGCGTTGACGAACGGGTCGCTCGCGTTGACCGTGTACGTGACGGTGGCACCGGCCGCGACCGAGATCGGCGAGTCGGTCTGCCACACCGCCACCGGGTCGGCGACGGTGCGGACGTCCACCGTGAACGTGGCGGTGTTGACGATGCTGGACAGGCCGTCGTCGTAGGAGAACGAGTCGCGGGCCATCTTGAAATCCCCGGCCGCGCCGGTGCCCTCCGGGAAGCGGTGGGTGAAGGTGCCCTGACTGGTCAGGCTGTTCGCGTCGAGGATGCGGTGGTGCCGGTCGCGGAACACGAACGTGCCCGCGTACACGTAGCCGATCGCGGGCGGGCCCTCCGAGTCGATGAGCTTCTGCACGGCGGTGGCCGCGTCGGTGCCCTCCTCCCACCAGAACGGCACCACCGTCGCGCCGGGATCAATGTCGCGGCCGCCCGTCCAGTCGATCGCGTCGAGCACGACGCCGATCAGGTCGCCGGTGCGCATCCCGGTGTAGACCGCGGTGGACAGCTTCTCGCCGCCCGGCTTGCCCCACGCGTCCATCACCGTGCCGGACAGCGTGGCGACCGGGTACGGGCTGTAGTGCAGCTTGTCGAGGGTGCCGGTCATCAGCGTGGTGGTCGCGGACGCCACGGTGACGTTCAGCGTGGCCGGGACGCCGGGCTGGACCAGCCCGGCGATGGCGCTCGTGGTGGACGTCGGCGCGAAGTCGTAGCCGCCCGGCAGGTCCTTCTCGACGATCGTGAAGCCGAGCGTGCCGGCCGGGATGTCGGAGGAAGCCTGCGAGGTGTCGCGGCCGACGGTGATGGTCAGGTCGTCGTCGGTGACGTAGCCGGAGACGTCCTCGAGCGGGCCGCCGTAGCCGCCGGAGCGGGACCAGTCGAAGCCGAAGAACCAGCCGCGGACGCTCACAGCTTCCGCTCGCTCTTGGCCGTCTTGTACGCCTTAGTGACCAGGTCAACGGCCTGGCGCTCCGACGTGACGACCGAGTTGTGGAAGTGGAAGTGGACCTCGCCGCCACCCGACATCGCGGCCATGGCCTTCGGTCCGGCGATCGGCTCCGGGCGGCCCGTCCCGTTCGGGATCAGGTTCATGCCCGGCTGCAGCATCCGGTAGCCGCCGTCGTCCATCGCGATGTGCACGTGGTTGCGGTGCGCTTCCATCAGGCCCTCGTTGAACGAGCCCTTGTTGACGCCGCGGGTGTACGCGTAGTCGCGCTTCGCGGTGCGGTGGATCAGCTCCAGCGGGCGCTTGGCGGCGAGGAAGCTGGCGAGCGGGTCCTGGTTGAAGCCCATCCAGTCGACGGCGCGGCCGGAGCCGTGCCAGAGCGGGTCGCCGGGGCGGTAGGCGTTGCCGAACGAGCCGCCGAACCCGGTGCTCTTGATCAGGGCGACGATGGAACGCCACACCCCGGAGTCGCCGCGCTGCGCGGACGGGCTGGACGGCCAGTTGCCGAACGCGGGCATCACCGCGGCCGACGCCTCGGCGCGGGACGGGATGCGGGTGATGGCCGCGTTCACTGGGAATGGCGCGTCGAGCACCGCGCCACCGGCCCTGTAGCCGGGCAGCCGTCCCGTCTTGTTCATGTAGTTGAGCCGGTTCACGCCCAGCTTCGACGTGGAGTCCGCGTTGATGACGAACTCACGCCCGTGCACAACCCCGGCGGGCGCGTGCTTCGCGACGTTGCCGGTGAAGCCGCCCACGCCGAAGGCCTTGGCCTCCTGCTTGTTGAACGCCGACGACGCAGCCGAGACGGAGATGCCGCCCTTCAGTGCCCGCTGCATGATCAGCAGACTCTTGAGCTCACCCTCGGCTTTCTGCTTGCCGGTGACCGAGATGTTGCTGTTGATCTTCCGGGCCAGGGAGTCGAGCTTCTTGCCGTAGCCCTTGATGCCCGCGTCGGACTGCGGCAGCCCGGGCGTCCCGATCACGGTGTTGACCTTGCCCGGGATCTTGCGGTACGAGCCGATCAGCGCGTCGACGGCTGCCTTCGAGAAGCCGGCCTGCAGCATCGAGCGGCGCAGCGCCACGATGTTCTTGTTGTACTCGCCGGTCGCGATCTGCGTCGAGCCGGTCTCGGCGAAACGGGCCTGGCGCAGGGACTCGATCGCGGAGAGCTGACCGAGGACGGCGGCGCGGTTCGTGCGGCCCTCGACACTGTTCAGGCTCAGCGTGCGGGTGCCGTGGGTCAGCTCGTCGCGCAGCGTCTTGGCGCCGTCGGCGAGCTGCAGCGTCGCCTGGTCCAGGGACAGCTGGTCGGAGAACGCCTTGTGCATCGCGTCGGAGAACGCCTTCGTCGCGGTGGCCGCGTCGGTCATCCGCTCACCGAACGTCTTCAGTGGCACCGCGGCCGCGACGGTCGCACCGGTGAACTCGGCGGTCTTGGCGGTGGCGGCCTTCTGGTAGGCGGCGTAGTCGTTGACCGACCCGGACGCGCCGATGACGCCCTTGCTGTACAGGTCGGCGGCCTCGGAACCGTGCTTGTAACCGTCGGCGGTGATGTCAAACTGCGTGTGACCGCTGTCCATCTTCGTCAGGAAGTTCTCGAAGGCGTACCGGGCGGAGTCGATCCCGTGGTCCATGCCGTCGAGCGCGCCCTTGATGTCGGCCAGACCGTGGATGAACATGCCGGTGACCTGAATCGTGCTGGTCATCGCATCCGTGAGGTCGTCGAGGGCGCTCGCCCCGGCCGCGCTGTTGGCGGTGACGTCGGTGATGAAGCCGCCGACGGAGGAGCCGAGGGCTTCGACCATGTGGCCCAGCGCGCCCAGCGCGGGGGCCGAGCGACCCGAAGCGACCACGAACGAGTCGAGCAGTGCCTCACCGGCGTGCGTGACCGAGTCGGTCAGCCCGCGGACCTGCGGCGCCTGCTGCGCGAAGATCTTGCCGATCTTCGGCAGTGACCGCTGCGCGGCGGCGTCGAGCGCAGCGAGGCTGTCGAGCACCGGCTGCTTGAACACCTGCGCCTCGGCGGTGAGGCCTGCCAGCAGCCGCTGGCCGATGTTCTTGCCGTACGTCGTGACCAGCGGGTCCTTGGCGACCAGGGCGATACCGCCGAGGATCGCCGCGGCGCCGACGCCGACCGCGAGTCCGGCGCCGATCGCGGCGCCGATCGTCGGGGCCAGCGCGGCGCCGAGGACTCCCGCGCCGACCAGCAGCGGGGCACTCGACCCGGCCGACGCGAAGCTGGTGCCGAGGCTGGCGGTGAACTTCTTCACGAAGTTGCCGCCGGCGTCCACGTCACCGACGTCGCCGAGCTGCTTCTTGAAGCGGCGCAACTCGAGCAGCGCCTTCTCGGTCTGAACCTTGACCTCGACGGTGGCCGAGTCCCGGGCCAGCGCCTTCAGGCGGTCCTCGGTCGCTGCGATCGCGAGCAGGGCCTGCTTCGGGTCGGCCTTGATGTCGATGGTGGAGACGTCCACGCGGCGCAGGGCGGCGTTCAGCTGGGAGCCGACCAGCTTGCCGGCCTTGCCGCCCGGGTCCTTGCGGCGCAGCTGCTCCTTGAGTGCGACGTCGAAGCCGTCCGTGTTCGGGGCGACGTCGACGTACGCGGTGCGCAGGACGTTGGTCATGCGCCCACATCCCCGGGGCCGGCGCCATACCTCAACGCCGCGGGCACGAGGTGCGGCCGGGGGCGGCGGCGCTCGCCGCCGCGTTCGACGAACGGGCCGTACCAGCCGGTCCGCTTGTCCCAGCCGACCAGGAACCGGACGATGCCGGTCCGCCGGTCGGTGACCCGCTCGACGCCGATCGACCGGGCGAGCGTCCCGGTGCGGTACGGGGCCAGCTGTGCGGCCAGGACGGCGATATCCCCGGCCAACTGCCGCGTCTCGTCGACCACCTGCTGCGAGCTGGCCACCTCGTCGAGGTCCCGGCGGTTGATCGGCTTGTTGTCGACGCGCACGATCGCTCCTCTCACGCTGGGATCTCGCCGCGCAGCAGTGCCGCACCGCGCTCACGACGCCGCCGGTCGGCCAGGATGTCGGCGTCGGTGACCGGGCCGTCGAGCCACTCGTCGAACTCGCGGAACGCGCAGCCGCGTACGCAGCGGTCGCCGGTGCATTTCTCGGCGTGCAGCCGGCCGGCGAGCAGGTGCGTGTACGCGATGTTGAGCAGCAGCCGGGCCGACACGTCGGTCAGCCAGCCAAGACCCCGTCGACCGGGGTGAAGCCCTGCGAGGCCAGGATGTCCGAGGCAGACTGATTCGAACTCGTCGAAGTTGGCAGCGGCCCAGGCTGTGAGGTGGGCTGCTGCTCGGTAGGGCGTCCCGACTGCGCGCCGACCAGGGTGAAGACGAGCTGGATCAGCTGGCCGAGTTCGCAGCGCTTCTGCACGGCGAGGCGATAGAACCGGTCGAACGGTGCGTCGTCGGCGTCGGTCACCTGGTCGCCGTCGGTGCGTTCCGGCTTGGTCAGGGCGCAGCGCATCGCCTCGTACATGGCGGCGTTGCCGTCCATCTCGGCGATCTTCCCCGAGAGTGCCGCGCCCAGCTGCAGGTTGAGCATCGCCGGGATGATGCCCTCGACGACGAACGTCTCGCCGAAGAAGTCGAACGTGTCGCGCTCGCTGTCCGGGTCGAACTCCCGGAGTGCGGCGCCGAAGCTACCGAGGGAGGGCATCAGTTACCACTGATCCCGTACGCCTCGCGCGCAGCGCCGTAGGCCGTCACGAACGCCTGCGGTGCGTTCTTGAAAAGCTCGGACACCACATCCTTCGGCAGGCTCCACACCGCGAACGTGAGCATCGCGCCCGCGTTCATCTTGAGGATGGCGTCCTGCTCCAGCAGGCTCGCGCCGGCGGGCAGCTCGACCAGGCCGAACGCATCTTCGGGTAGTTCCTGCATTTCCTGGGACATGAGTTCTCCTGCGGCGGCTCTGGCGGCAGGCAGGACCGGACGCCGCCAGAGGCCCGGCCCTGCCGTACGTGGTTATCAGGCGGCGAGAGTCAGCTCCGGCCGCCATTCGGAGAGCAGGCGCGATCCCTTGCTCTGGTTGCACGGCCTGCACGCAGGCATCGTATTTTCGACCGCATCTGTGCCCCCGCGCTTGCGGGGGATGACGTGGTCGACGTGCTCGTACGGTCCACCGCAATAGGTGCAAAGGAATGGGATGCCAACAGCACGCCAGTGCCTCTCGGCGCGCTTGCGGTAGATCTCAATACTGCACGCCTTGCAGACTGGACATAGCCCGTCCGCCTCACCTGGCGCTCTCCAGAACTGGCCGACCGGGATGGGTCCAGCATGGGCCGCCCTGCGCTTACAGAGCTTCAACCCATCGGGCCGCAGCCGCATCTGGTCTGCCAGGAGCTGATCCTCGGGCCGAGCATTTCGTTTCGCCCGAACTCGGCGCTGATGCTCCCGGGCGTACTCGCGGCGATCCTGCCACCATGCACTCGATTTAGCGGCGTGCCGCTCGCACACAGTTCTGCCAGGTGCAACCGGGTCTAGGCAGGACGAGCACAGTCCTGCCGCCTTCTGCCTCTCGCGATAGAGCCGCTGATACTGAGCCGCATATTCTGGCGGACGGCGCCGAACGACGCAGGGCTTGCACTCAGCGCGTCGGCCCTGAGCTCCCCGAGCTTGCCGGTTGAACTCGTCCAACGGCTTGGTTTGCCCACAATCCTTGCAAGTTTTCGCGGGCAAAGTAAGGTCGTGCATGTCGTACCTGCTTTCACCAGGTCGGCCACAGCCCGGGGGTGTTTGCGCACCCGCCGGGCCCCTTTCCGTATCCACTCCATTGTATATTTCTCTGGACTAATAAGCGTCTATCAGCCCTGCGAAAGGGCACCCGTTGTCCATCTCCGGTATGGCGTGGTCAGCACGGCCGGGTCGGGCAGCTCGACGTTGAACTCGATCGGCAGGCCCGCCTTGGTGTCGTAGCCGGCCCGCGCGTACTCGACGGAGCCGACGTTGAACACCTGCGGCCACACGATGATCTCGTCGTCGAGCAGCGCCTGGAAGCCGAGCATCACCCGCACCTCGGCCCCGACCAGCGGCGGCACGTAGCTGGACAGCTTCGTCGTCGTCGCGCCGGTGACCGTGTTGGTGCCGCCGTTCATGGCCAGCTTCCAGTTCAGGTCGCTGATGTGAGACAGGGTGAACGCGACCCGGCCCGTCTTGCCGGTGGTGACCGTGCGCACCGGGTACAGCGACTCGGCGACGGTGATGTCGGCAGTGTCGACGGACTCGGTGTAGGTCAGGCCGGAGTCGGTGGCACCGGGGTTGACCCAGCTCGTCCAGGTCGCGACGACTTTGCTCGCGACGGCGGTCACCGCCGGGATCGCGGTCAGCATCGGGGCGTAATAGATCTTGCCGGGGCCTGACTCTATCTGAGTACTGTCGACGGTGTTGATGGCCATGGACTCAGCCCTTCATCTCGGTGGTCTTCGCCGCCGGGCGGCTGGGCTCCGGCTCGTCGACCGGCTGGCCGAGGATGTCGGCGTGGATGGCGCGGGCTTCCTTCGTGCCGTCGCCGACGACGAGGTCCTCCCAGCCGTTGGCCTTCACGGCGTCGGCCTCCACGTACTGGCCCCGGGTGTACGCGAGCACGCCGCCAGCCGGGATGTTCTCTTTCGCTACGTACCTGGTCACAGTTCCTCCGGACTGGGTCATGCGGGATAGATCGTCAGCGCGCAATGCGCGAGGTAGCGGGGTCGTGCGGTCTGCTCGTCGGGCGACCACAGCGGGGCGAGGGTGACCGCGACGCCGGTCACTCGGCCGCCGTCCACGCCGGTGCCGGTCATGTCGTAGATCGCGGCGACGACGGTGCGGATCAGGATGTTGGCCTGCAGCTGGGTGCCGCCCCACGCCGCGATCTGGTACTCGGGTGTCGCCGTCCACGGCCAGGGCTGGGTGCCGCCGAGACCGGTCACCTGCAGGCACACCAGGTCCGACTGAAGTTCGGTGCCGACCCGGCCGCCGTGCAGCGGGGACAGGCTGGCGTGGGCGGTCAGGAAGTCGACCAGCTCCTGGTCCATGTCCGGCAGCAGCGCGTACGCCACAGCTCACCTCCGGCATCGCGTATCGTCGAAGGCGTACAGCCGGACTGGGTGACGGCTGCCAAGGGCGGGCTGAATACCCGCTTAGCCCAGTCGGAGGGAGCCGATCCGGAAACGGCGTAGGCTCCCTCGCCCTGCTTCCGCTAGTAGGCGTCGGCCATCGCGAGATTCACCGGTGGCATGACCTCGACGTCATCGCCGTGGCGCACCGCGGCGTGCTTGGTCACGTAGCCGACCCGCTTGCGGCAGCGCAGACAGACCAGATAAGGGCCGAACGGGGAATCGACCTGCTCGTAGTGGTCATCCATCCAGGCCGCGAGGTTCGCCGGCGTCATGCCGCCACCGTCGCGATGCGCTTCACGAACACGCGCACGTGGTGGAGCTGGCCGAGGCGGTAGGAGCGCATCACGTCGCCGTCGACCTCGTACGTGTCACCGGCGAACACGACGCGGTCGGTTGCTTCGATGTCCAGGTCCGGGCCGCCGAAGATCTTGCCCCGGGTGACGGTCTGCGCCTTGTCGCCCACGACCTCGGTGACCGACTGCGCGGACCAGTGGACGAGGTAGTCGGCGCTGGTCGCGGCCGACCAGTTCCTGGCCTGGTTGCCGTAGCCGCCGCTGGTGAGCGGGGCGCGCTGGACGGCGATCGGGTCGTGGAGTAGCAACGGCCTACACGCCCGTCAGGTCCAGAGTCAAGGCCGCGGCGGCGATGGTCAGCTGGCCCTGGGACGCGAACGTCTCGGGGATGACCTTCTCGAAATACGCCTCACCACCGGCAACCGCCGTCAGGTCCACGGCCGCGCCGCCGGACGTCAGGCTCACCTTGAACGTGTCGGTGGCGACGTTCACCGCGAAGTAGACGGTGCCCTCGGACACGCCGGTGACCAGCGTCGTGCCGAGCACGTTGTAGAGCATCACCCGGTCGGTGTTGGCCAGGCCGTGGCCCGGAGACAGGAACTGGTCGTTGGTCAGCACCGTGTCGACGGTGGCGAACCCGCGGACCGTGCCGTTGATCGGGGCGTAGCCGAGGTAGTTGCCCGTGTTGCCGGTACCGGCGTTCCACCACGTGAAGAACCCGTAGGTCCCGGCGGGCACGTCGATGGTGATCGTGTTGGTGTTCTGCTTGATCTCGGCGGCCGCCGCGCCCCAGACGACGCCCTGCCGGGCGTAGGCGGGACTGCCGCCGGTCGCCTCAGTGCCGGTCGCGTTCGTGCCGGTGCCAGGATCGGTCAGCGTGTGAACGCCCACGAAGTCGATGCCTGTCGCCAGGGCCTCGTCGAGAGCCTCCAGCATCAGGTTCTTCGCCGGGGTGTTGAATGGCATCTTCTCTCCCTGGTCAAGGCCTGTACGTGACACCGGCGAGCGGCCGGAGTGTGCGGCCGGAGTCCGGACGGAGTGTGCGGCCGGAGTTCGGCCGCGGCGTCATCCGGTGGAACCGGGCGGAGCAGACGGCCGCGGCGACGCATCGGGCTGTGGCCGGGCGAGAGCTACCCAGCTGGCCGCCGGACCCGCTGGCGGTAGCGGCCGCGACGGTCCGGCCGCTACTGGCGACCCGCTTGGTGGCGGTGGCCCGCGCGATGCCTGCGGCCGCCGCGGCGGCCACGGCGGCGGTGCGATGGACGCTGGTCGCCCGAGCGGTCGCGGTGGCGACGGCCCTGCCGGTCGCGATACTGATCCGGGCGGACGTCGAGCGGGCGATGCCGACGGCCACGCACCGGGCCACCGCGGGCCGGGCCGTCCCCGACGTGGCCGCGGCGATCGCAGTAGCTGCGCCGATAGTGGTGGCGGTGGCGGGAGTCTTCTTGACCGTCGCCGCAACGGCGGTCGCGGCGACGGCGGTGCGCGCCGAGGTGGTCGAGATATGGACGGCGGTGGCGCGTGCCGAGGTGGCGCCGACGCACCGGGCCGTGATCGCGACGACCTTGACCGTGCTCGCGCGGGCGGTAGCCGCACCAGCCGAGGTGCCGGCCGCAGCAACGCTGCCCACCGCGGCGACACCGTGGACGAAGCGGCGGCGCGGGAGGATCTGGCGCGGTGGGCGACCGCGGCGCGGCCAGCCCACAGGTCAGCCCTGCTCGCGCACGAATAGAGTGCCTGACATGGTCAATGCGTCGGCCGGGGCGGCGGCGAGCCGCACGACGATGCTGGTGTCGGCCTGGCTGGCTTCCCACTCGCAGCCCTCGGGCAGCCACAACTTCTCACCGGACGCGACGTGGAACGTGTCCGCGTGCAGCGTCGCCGTCGTGCCGGTGGTGGCCAGCGTGGTGTTGCAGGTCTCGGCGGAGAAGCCGGCCGCCGTGTCCGAGCGGTTCAGTGGTGACGGGGTCGGCGTGGCGCCTCCCGAGCCAGACGTGGTGAAGCCGCGGATCACCGAGTACGCGAGCAGCTCGGCCGCGGCGTCACCGAAGTCGGACGACTGGCCGAGGAACAGCCCCATGATCTCCACGGGCTTGTCGTCGGCGGGCCGGATCTCGAACAGGTCGGCCTGCACGGAGACGGCGGTGGCCAGGAAGCTGACCGTGTAGATGCGGTTCTGCGCCACCGTGGCTCCTATCGCATGGTGAGCCCGCGCGCGGGGCGCCGCGGGAAGACGTGCTCGGTGCCACCGGCGGCCGCGGCCTTGAACGCCAGGATGATGTGCTGCCGGTCACCGGCCTGGTTCGTCCACGACCCGACCGTGCTGTACGACCCGGCGGCCCCTGCGGTCAGCTCGGCGGCGAACGTGCAGCAGTCGGCGTTGGCTCCCGCGTTGCCGGTGTTGGCGGCCAGCTGGTTGACGAAGCTGTTCGTCCACGACGGGCTGGTGGGGATGCTGCCGCCGTAGCTGTGCAGCAGCGCATAGCTGAGGATGAAGTCGGCGGCAGCGGTGGAGGTGACCGCCGCCCCGGTGGTGACCAGGCCGTTCGAGCCGGAGATCGTCGACGAGTTCGACGCGTCGATCGGCAGGCTGGCCCCGGACAGCTCGTGGGCGGTGATGACGGTGCGGGCCGACGAGCCGGGCGTGATCGTGATCGTCGACTCGGTGCCCGCCGCCGTCTTGTACCAGGCGTACGCGCCGTTGCCGTCGACGACGTTCGGGCCCGCCGTGAACCCGGCCGTCGTCATCGTCACGGTCGCGTCGGAGTTGCCGGAGACGGCCAGGATGTTCCCGGCCGTCGGAGTGGACCAGCCGTCGCCCGAGGCGAGCGACAGCGACGCGACCGCCCCCGTCGAGCCCTTGGCCAGCCGCTGAACCACCGCGATAGCCATGCGGTCAGCTCAGGTCGAAGGTCAGGCCGTTGAGGTCCTGCATGACGACGTACGGGCCGTCCGGCGGAGCCGCGTTCGCCAGCTGAGTCGCTGTCACCGACCGGCCACCGGCCGGGATCTGCACGCGGCGGATCTGCGCGCCCCCGGCGTCGTTGATCCGCATCCGCACCGCCCGGCCCAGCTGGTTGTCGGCGATCAGCGCGCCCGTGCCGATCGGGTAGACCAGGCCGCTGGGCGCGGTCCACGCGATCGGGTTGTTGCGCAGGTTGCTGTTCGCCGGGTTGAAGAACCAGGTCAGCGTGACGACGGCGAGGCCGTTCTCGTTCGTCAGAGTGGTGATCACCTGACCGGTCAGAGCGGGCATCAGATCACGTCCAGGTCAAGGTCGCGGTGGCGGTCCAGGTCTGGCCGGCGACCTTGGTTCCCTGGGCGATCGCAACCTTGTGGTTCAGCAGTGGCGCGGTGACCGTGTTACCCGAGGCGGCACCGGCGTCGATGCCGAACTCGTTCCACGCGTAGTTCCCGTCGGCGGTACCGAACGATGCCGACCACGCGAGGGTGCGCGTGCCGAGCGAGCCGGCGCCGGACACGAGCTGGAACCAGCGGTTCGCTGAGCCCGCCGCAGCCGCCAGGTCAGTGTCGGCGTACGCCTCGGCCGGTGTCGTGGCGTTCCCGACCCCGATCCGGGTGTGCGTCGCGTCGTACGCCTGCGTGGCGCCCTGGTTGGTCAGCAGGTTCATCAGCCGGGTCCAGCCGGCGTTCGTGATCAGGTTGCCGTCGATCTCGGTGACCTCGTACGGGCGCATGCCGAGGCGCATGAAGTCGGCCCCGGTCGGTGCGATCAGCCCGTGCCGGCTCTTGGCCCATCGGGTCTGCTCGACGTCCCAGCGATCCACCCGCCAGTGCGTCGTGCCGAACCCGCTGTCGCGCAGCGGCGCGCACACGCTGACGCCGATGCTGTCGGAAGCGTGCCCGTTGTCCATGCCCATGAGGGGCCTCCTGTCGAGTCGAAGATGAACCGTGCGGCGGGCGCGGCCGACGGGGGTCATGGTCGCGCGCCGCGCCGCACGGCGTCACCGCGACCGGCGGGGAGACGATGCCACGCGGCCGGGTGGTCGTAGCCCTACGGCAGGAAGATCCCCTGGAACCGGTTCGTGCCCGCGGCGAGTCCGGACTCGGGGGTCGATGCGGGCAGGTCGGCCTGGGCGGCGAGCTGGCCCTGGATGCGCGGTGCCAGTGCCACCGACAGCGCCCGGACGCCGATGGCGCTGAGCGTCGGCATGGTGGCGCCGAGAGCGATGATGCCGAGCGCGTACCGCTGGCCGGCCACCTTGTTCCAGGTGGCCGTGAGCGCCTTCTGGTAGACGGTGGTCGTCGCGGTCCACATCGCCGTGTCGTTGGTCGAACTGGCGACCAGGGTCAGCGTCCCGCCGATCGCGGTGTACAGCCCGACCCGGGCGATGGTGAGCGTGACGCCCGCCGTGGCGTCGGTCTCGGTCTGGACCTTGGTGATCGCCTCGGACTTGCGGGCGGTGAAGTAGGAGAAGTAGCAGACCCCGGAGACCAGCGCGAGCGCGCCGGTCACGTCGTCGCGCGGCAGAACCTCCTCGCCGGCGGCCAGCAGGTTGAACCGGTCGCCGACGAACGAGGCCGAGCGGTCGCCCGGGTAGCGGACGAAGCCGGGCGGGCCGCCGAGGGCGCGGGTCACCGGATACCCCGGACGCTGGCAGTGGTGCCCGCCGTGCTGATCAGCTTGACGACGACGGTCGCCGTGCTGTCCCGGCGGATCTGGATCCCGGCGCCGACCGCGGCGGGGATGACGTCGAAGTCGTTGCCGCCCGCGGTCGGGGCGGCGGGCGCGGCGGTGCCGTCGAAGCTGATGTAGATCTCGTCGGTGCCGCCGCGGTTGAGGATCTCCACGGCCGGATAGTCGCTGCTCGGCAGGGTGAAGGTCTGGACCACACCGGCGGCCAGCGTGACGTGCCGTGCGTAGGAGGCGGCCATGGCTCAACCTTTCCGATGGGCCGGGTCCGTGCGCTCTGGCGGGAGCGCACGGACCCGGATCTCACGAGTTGCCGAGCTCGGCCTCGCGCGTGCTGACCGCGTCGATGACCGCGCCCTTGTTCGGCATCGCCTCGAGCTGCAACTGGTCCAGCCCGATCGACGCACCGTACTGCTCCCACGATCCGCGGGAGTCGGTCGGCTTCGGCTTCTCCACCGGGACCGGCGACACCACGTCGCCCGCTCCGGTGCCGAGGTCGGTCAGAGCCGGACCGTTCGGGCCGGGCGGGTTGTCCGGTCCGGGCGGCGCGACGGGCACCTGCTCGAACGGCACGAGGCCGGGGTCGGTGTCGCCGACCTCGACGATCATGCCCGCGTTGGTCAGCGAGTTGATGACGAACGGCGGGACGTAGGAGGGGACCGGCTGGCCGCGGTCGACGATCTCCTCCTTGCCGGTGGCGATCCCGTCCTTGTCGACGGGCTGGAAGGCCAGTCTCTGGAAGTAGACGACGTGCATGATGTGGCCCTCCTCAGTCGTTGAGCGTGCCCATGCCGGTGACCTTGCATCCGGCGCCGGGCTCCTGGACGAACGGGACTACCGGGCGACGACCGCGGACGAGCCACTCGTCATTGCCCAGCGGGTTGCGGCGGGTCAGCGTCTCGACGCCGTTCGCCGGGTCGCCCTGGTATTCGGGCGACGGGATCCGCTCGTAGCCGAGAGCGCCCAACATCGAGGAGTCCGCGACGATCGCGGTACCGGCGGTCGGCAGGTTCGGCGTCGGCAGGATCCGCAGACCGGCCAGGACCGGCAGGTCGCCGGACATGGAGACGGTCGTGCCGGCCTCGCGCGCCATGGTGGCGAGCATGTTCAGGTTGCCGACGATGTACGCGAACGCGAAGTCGTCGACCGCGACGACGTCCGGGTCGTAGCCCTTGTTCAGCGCCCGGATGGTGGCCTTGGCCCGGAGCAGGTCGAGCAGCGGGTTGGCACCGGCCGCATCCCAGACGGCGGTCGCCGGGACGGACTGGGTGACTGCCGACGTGATCACCGCGAGGGCGGTGGAGTCGACGGTCAGGACCAGGTAGTTGATGACCTTCGCGAGGTTGCGCTCCACGGCCTGACCGCGGAACCGGCCGACCTCCTCGTCGGTGATCGGGACCTCCTGGCCCCACTTCACCGGGTTGGCGACGGCGGCGGTGCCGGTCGGCGCCAGCGTGCGCGGGTACTGCGCGCCAGGTGCGACGACCTCGGGTGCATCGGCCGTGTAGATCGACTCGTCGGTCTCGTAGAGGATGGACGATCCCTCGATGCGGCCCGAGAGCAGAACGTCGGCGATGAACCGGTTCTCCGCGATGGTGCGCAGCCGCCGGGAGACGGCCGTCGGGTTGTTGAGGAACCGGGAGATCGTGAGCGTGTCGCCGGACAGTACGGGGGCGACGGGTGGGTACGTGATAGCCATGGTCTATCCCCCTTTCAGCGGCCGACGAAGCGGCAGAGAGCGGTGTCCGCGGCGGCCCGGTCGGCGACGCCGACGAGCTGGCCGAAGGTACCGGCGGCGATGGGCACGACGACACCGGCAGCACCGGCGGCGAGGTTGTCACCCGCGGAGATGGCTCCGGAGGCGGTGACTCGGTGCGTGAGTCCGGCCAGCGGCCAGACCTGCACCTTGGCGCCGGTCGCGGCGTCGGTCGCGGCGACACCGAGCACCTTGACGGATGCGGCGCCCGCAGGCCCGACCGTCCCGGCGCCGGTGACCTCGACGAGACGTCCGCCGGTCACGGTCGCGCTGGCCTGCAGTGTCCAGGGCGCGGTCCCGTTCGTCATGACGGGCGTGTAATCGGCCACGTCAGTTCCCCTTTCCGTACATGGCCTCGTAGGCCGCGTCCGCCTCGTTCGTGTCCGTGGCGTCCGCGCCGAGGAAGCCGACGGACTGGACCGGGATGACGTTCTTGGCCAGCAGTTCGACCGTCTTGCGAGTGCCCTCCGGGTCGTTGTCCCAGAGCTTCTCGTACGCGCCGAGCGACGCCGGCGGGATCCGGCCGGCCCGGACCGCGTCCTTCAGGAACCCGTTACGCTCGTTGCGCCGGTTCTGGTTGTAGGCCAGTTCGCCCTTGGCGGCCCGCTCGATCAGCGTCTGGAGGTTGGCCTTGTCCACGAGCACGGCCTGCCCGCTGGAGGCGAGCGCCGTCATGGCGTCGATGTCGGCGGTGGCCGGAGGGGCGATGGAGGGAGTCTCGGAGAGCGCGGCCAACGCCAGCTCCTTGACCTTGTCGTCGGAGACGTCGGCGGACAGCCCGAACGCCTCCCGGAACTTGGCTGCGTCGAACGGCACGTTCGTCGCCTCCTCTGGCTTGTCGGAACTGTCCGGCGCCGGGACGGCGACGGGGGTCTGGGTCGTGCTCTCGGTCTCGGTCACGGTCGCGGCCATCTTGCGGATAGCGGCGCCGGCGGGGGTCACCTCGGGGGCGATCGCCGGCGTCAGGGTCACCACGGCGCTGGGAGCCGCCGGCGCGGTCTTGCCGTTCGGCAGCATCCCGCCCTTGGCGAAGTCCTCGGTCACCCCCGCGGCGGCGAGCGCGGCCGTGCGGTCGCCCCAGCGGTACGGGATCGCGGCAGCTGCGGCCGACTTCACCGGGACGTAGTTGATGGCCACCTCCTGCGCCTCGCCGAAGGTGAAGGTCTCGCCGGACAGCGTCACCGCGACCGAGTAGAACTTGCCGGTGCTGTCGTCGCTGACGATCATCTCCAGGGGGTCGACGTGCATCGCCGTGATCCACATGGAGTAACCGGCCGACTCGTAATACTTGCGGCTGATGTCCTCGACGCTGACGCTGGCCTGCGCCAGGGCGGGCTTGGTGGGCATGGGGTCTCCGATCGACAGGCGGACAGTGGTGTGTACGCGCCGCGTCGGCGCCGCTAGGTTGTCGCCCCACACCGAGACGAGTTGCCCGCGGCAGCGTGAGCCGCCGAGGCACGAGACGTATTTGCCGGACCCGTACGCCGCGCGCGCGTCGTCCTGGTTGTCGAACCGCTCACCGTCGATCGCCCGGCACGGTGCGCACGAGTTCACGTCGAGGCGCTCGCTGGCGTAGTACTCGGCGATGGGGGCGATCTCGATGACGGACCAGCGGCCGGTGGCCTGCGCAGCACTGAGCGCACCGCCGAGCTGGTCGCGCAGGAAGCGGTCGGAGTAGCCGGTCAGCTGCTCGCCGACGAGCGCCGCGATGGTCCTGCCGTCGCCGGTCCCGAGCAGCTGGGCGGCGGTCCGGCCCGCGGCGCTGGCGGTGCTCGCGCCCATCACTGCGGTCACGGTCGCGGCGAGGCCGGCGAGCGCCTGATCGTCGATCTCCGGCGCGTCGACGGCGATGCCCTGCCGGGCAGCCTCGGCGACCTGCTCGTCGCGGGCGGCGGCGGCGACCACGCTCATCCGTGCGGCCAACGAGGCCGCCGCCGTCCCCGTACCGACCGCGAGCAGGGCGAGTTCGTCGGTGTGATCGTCATCGACCGCCGCCTGGATCTGGGCGGCGAGTTCACCTCGCTGCGCGGCGCTGATGTCCGGCCATTCGGCCAGCAGTTCGTCCAGCGCTTCCTGCCACGAGGCCTGGATGGCATTGAAATCCGTGGTGGCGCGTCGTTCGATGTCGTTCAGGTCCCGTGGACCGTCGGCGGCCAGCATGACCGGGATCGTCGTACGCAGCATCGCGGCCGAGGCCGACGACCTGGCGTCACCGCTCATCGGCTCGGTGAAGGTGGCGTACACGTCCTGCATGCTCTGCAGCACACCGACGCCGGGGGCGTAGGCGCCGAGGATCGCCACGGCGGTGATGACGGCCGGGTGCAGGTGCCCGATCTGGCAGAGGAACGGCTGGTAGATCTCGATCGACCGGTCCGGATAGGCGGAGGCGAGAACGCTCATGCCGTTCTCGTCCGCCTCGGTCAGCCACGAGGGCATGCCCATGTAGTCGCCGATCAGCTTCGCGCCGTCGACGTGCATGTTGCCGATCCATCCGAGCGCCGGCTCGCCGTCCCAGCGGATCCCGCCGGTGGAGTCCTCCTCCATGTGCCCGGCCTTGATCACAGGGTTCCGGACCCCGGGGCACTCGAGCGCGGCGACGGCGTTCGCGAAGTCCTCGGGCGTGAAGGTGATCCACCCGGTGCTGGCGTGCCACTTCCCGAGCGCGGCCAGTTCGACCCCGCCGACCGAGCGCAACGGCACCGGC